GTAGTAGGCACTATTGAAATTCTTCCTACCCCTTCAGGTAATATATTAACAGAGTTATTCCGAAATGGGATTACAGTAGGTGTATCTTCAAGAGGAATGGGCAGCTTAAAACCTAGTTCTGATGGAGTACAAGAAGTACAAGATGATTTTGAACTATTATGTTGGGATTTTGTTTCTACACCTTCAACACCTGGAGCTTATGTCCATCCTATAAGTGAAGGTTTAGACTCCTCTGTTGTGATTCCTAGTAATTATAATAAAATAAACGAGATTATTACAGAAATCCTTTGTAATAATGGACAGTGCCCTATTATATAATATTATATACTTTTTAATTTAAAGGTGAAGGATGCATTTTTGCATCCTTCTTTTTTTTTACATATGTATAACAGATTTAATATGCTGTCAGTCTATACAGCATTCAATTATTTTTATAATCACTATTACGCTTCTACAGAATAAGCGTATTTTCCCAAAAAATTTAGGAACAATGGCAAACAGAGATTTATTAGCAGATGCTATCGCAGATGCTAAAGCAGTTAAAGAAGTAGCTATCGCCAATGCGAAAGCCGCTTTAGAAGAAGCTTTTACACCTCACCTTAAAGACATGCTTGCTCAAAAAATTAACGAGATGGAAGAAATTGACGAAGTCGAAGAAATTTCAGAAGAATCTCGTAAAGAAAGAGCAAAAGTTGATAAGTATGAGTATGAAAAAGGCAAGTTAAAAGGTCAAAACAAATTTGACAAGGAAGTTTCAACCAAAATCGATGAAAATGATGAAATGGATGAAGAACTTAACCTTGATGAATTATTGGCTGAGTTAGAATTAGATGAAAATGCTAGAACAGATGCCGAAGAAGAAGGCTATCTGGACGGTATGAAAGATGAAAAGGAAGATTTATCTGAAGAGTCTGAAGCTGAACGTGCTGACGTAGACAAGTATGAATACGAAAAAGGCAAAGAAGCAGGAGAAGATGATGATATTGACCTTGACGACATGAGTGAAGAAGACCTAAAAGCTATGATCGAAGATGTAATCGAAGACATGGTTAATGCAGGTGATCTAGAAGCTGGAGGTGACGCAGTTGAAATGGTAGACGATGAAGAGGAAGTTGAAGATGTAGATGTAACAGTTGATGTTACTGATACTGAAGAAATTGAGTTAGAAGAGAATGCTAGAACAGATGCTGAAGAAGAAGGTTACCTAGATGGTAAAGCTGATGAAAAGAAAAAGATTGAAAAAGATCTTAAAGAAGCTAAAAGTGTTATTAATCACTTACGTTCTGAACTTAATGAAGTCAACTTATTAAATTCTAAGTTACTCTATACTAACAAGATTTTCAAAGGTAAAACCCTTACAGAAAATCAAAAAATTAAGGTTTTAAAAGCTTTTGATAAAGCTGAAACAGTAAAAGAAGCTAAAAATATCTTTGAAACTCTTAATGAAAATTTAGTAGCTAAGTCTACTAAGTCTAACATTAGAGAATCATTAGGTATGGCCTCTAAATCTGCTGGTGTTGCACCAAAACGTCCTTTGAATGAAAACGTTATTCAAGAAGATGCTATGGTAGCTCGCTTTAAAAAGCTAGCAGGTATTAATTAATTTTTAAATTTTAAAACAAAAACAAAATGTCAAACTTAAATTCTCTTTTAGAGAGTGCTAATCAGTGGAAAAACGTCCAATCGGATGCCGCTAAATTAGCCAATAAGTGGAATAAAACCGGCTTGTTAGAAGGTATTTCTTCGGAAACCGAAAAAAACAACATGGCTTTAATCCTCGAAAACCAAGCTAAACAGCTGGTTGTTGAATCCTCACTTACAGGTGCAGGCACTAATGGTGCTCAATTTACAGGTGGACGAGGTGAACAATGGTCTGGAATTGCTCTTCCTCTCGTAAGAAAGGTATTCGGTCAAATCGCCGCGAAAGATTTCGTTTCGGTTCAACCTATGAGCCTACCTTCAGGACTTGTTTTCTTCCTTGATTTCCAATATGGAACAGCTAAATCTGGTTCTAAATTTGCCGTAGGTGGAAATGTATTTGGTTCAGGCTCTATGTATGGTGTTACTGATACAACTACAGCTCCAACTGATGGTACTTATGGTGCCGGTAAGTGGACTTATTCTACAAACTTGACTTCATCAGCAGGCGCAAATGCTACATTTGCATCTTCTTCATGGGCTCAAACAGGATATGATGCTACTTTATCAGCTTCAATTGCTCTTAACCAAGTAAAAGTATTTACTATTCCTGCTTCTGACTTTGATAATCCCGATACTAATGGTGTTAGAGGATTCGTAGTTGCAGGTACTGCGGTTGGTGCAAACTATCCTCAATACAACTACTATGATTCAACTAATCAAAACATAGTATTATTTGCTTCAGGTGGTGTAGCAGTTGATCCTACAAACTTAATAATTTCTTACCCACAACAGACTACTGCTGCGGAAAGAGGTGACTTTGAAGATGGTAATACTTCACTTAACTTAAACAACAACCCAATCGATATCCCAGAAATCAACATTAAGATGAAATCTGAGGCGATTGTTGCTAAAACTAAAAAGTTAAAGGCAGTATGGACTCCTGAGTTCGCTCAAGATTTAAATGCTTATCACTCATTAGACGCTGAAGCTGAATTGACTTCAATCATGAGTGAATATATTGCTCTTGAGATTGACTTAGAAATTCTTGGTATGTTGTTGGAAAATGCACTTACTACTGACTATTGGTCAGCTGTTAACAATCAAGGATTTGATGGTACAGTTGATACACCAATTAGTAATGGTACATTCTACAATACACAAGGTCAATGGTTCCAAACTCTTGGTACTAAGTTAAACAAGGTATCTAACAAGATCCACCAGTTAACTTTAAGAGGAGGTGCTAACTTTATGGTATGTTCCCCAACAGTAGGTACTATCTTGGAATCAATCCCAGGATTTGCAGCTTCTGATGGTTCTGATGCAGATTCTATGAAGTATGCTTTCGGTATCCAAAAAGTTGGTAACTTGAACAGCAAGTATGAAGTTTATAAGAACCCATACATGACTGAAAATGCAATTTTATTAGGATTCAAAGGTTCACAATTCTTGGAAACAGGTGCTACATTCGCTCCTTATGTTCCATTAATTATGACTCCTCTTGTATACGATCCAAACACCTTTACTCCACGTAAAGGGCTCTTGACTCGTTATGCTAAGAAGATGTTAAGACCTGAATACTATGCTAAGATTATGGTTGCGGGTTTGAATACCCTCTAATCTAATTTTAGAATATAAATAGAGAAAGCCCCGCTTACGCGGGGCTTTTTTATTTTCTTAGTAGTATACTATATTTATAGTAAATAAATAAATAGTTTTATAAAATGAAAGAGACCCCCTCGCAACTGCCCATCCCGGCATTCGTTATGAATTTTCCTTTTACACTTGACACTTCAAATCCTAATAATGTTTGGATGCAAGAATTAGAAGAAGAAGCACTTAAAATAAATAAAGGAGTTGCTTATCGTCAATTTTTAGATTTATATCAATTTGTAGCTGGAAATAGCTTAGCTTATATATTACCTGCTACTGGTAATTTCCAAGATTTAGTTTATGTGGCTAACTTAGGTATTTATCTCCCCCATATTAAAGATTCAAATAATATTATTATGGCTAATTTTACTTCTGAACCTCGACAAGGAGAAGAAGAAGTTGGAAAACCATTTTTTGAATCTATGGATTATGAAGTTCATATGTGTCCTTTTAAATGGGAAGGAGAAGCAGATTTAAAATATCTTTATGATAATGTCTATATAGGAGGATATGGCATCCGTTCAGATATTAAAGCTTATGAATGGATGGAAGAAAAATTTGATATGAAAATTATTAAATTAGAAATGGTTGATGAATATTTATACCATCTTGATTGTTCTATTTTCCCGTTAACTAAAGAAAAAACATTAGTTTGCACGGAACTATATAATGATGATGAATTAGCTGAATTATCACAATATACTACCGTAATAGACATAGGAATTAATGACACCCTTAACGGAATTGCAAATTCAGTACGTTTAGGTAATACTATATTGTGTGCTTCTAATATCTCTGAAATGACTCGAGCAGATGAAAACTATGAAGCTGAAAAAGCTAAAATAAATACATTAGAAAAAATTTGTTTTAATGAAGGTCTTGAACCCGTATTTTTTAACCTTTCAGAATATATGAAATCAGGAGCAATGTTAAGTTGTATGATGATGCATTTAAATTATGTTGATTATAATAAATCCTTACTATAATGGCTCAATACTTAGAAGATTGGTTAGAGGGAGAAGTTGCTGAGTTATCAAAATTAGAAGTAGGTGAATTATCAAATACCTTTTTTTTTAGGGATCCACTACGTCCTAACTATATAGATCATAAACATTTTTATAGTCCTGCGGATGGTACTATTTTATATCAAAAGGTAGTTCAAAATGCTACTGATCCCATAGTAGAAATTAAGGGTATGAATTATACAATTCAAGATGTACTTGGAGATAAAACTTATGATAAACCTTCTCTTGTAATTGGTATATTTATGTCATTCTATGATGTTCATATAAATAGAATACCATATGCTGGTATATTACAATATAAAGGTTTAGACCCAATAGAGTCTACTAATAAACCTATGTTAGCCATAGAAAAAGATATTTTAAATGCTGCAATTAACCCCAATAATTTAGAATATCTTAAATATAATGAAAGAATGTGGAATAAAATTTATTCCCCTCAATTAGATTATACTTATTACTTAGTCCAAATAGCAGATGAGGACGTAAATGTTATAGCTCCTTTTATTAATGATCAGAACTCACCTGTATCCCAAAATGAGCGTTTTTCACTTATAAGATGGGGTTCTCAAGTTGATCTAGTATTACCCCTAGATGATAGATTTGATTTTGACCTTGTTTTAGAGGATGAGATGCATGTGAACGCTGGATTAGATAAACTAGTTAAAATTAATTTTAATAATGACCCATTTCAATATGACCGCTGAAGCCAAAGAAATTTTTAGAGAAAAAAAGGTAGTAAAAAATCCTATAAAGTTTAAAATTCAATTAAACGAAGAACAAAAAGAAGCTAAACAGCTAATTTTAGATAATACTATAACACTTTTAGCAGGTCAAGCAGGATCAGGTAAAACTTTATTAGCCTGCCAAGTAGCCTTAGATGGTCTTCTTAGAAGAATTTATAATAAAATTATCATTACTAGACCTACAGTAAGTAAAGAAGAAATTGGATTCCTCCCGGGAGATTTAAGAGAAAAAATGGACCCCTGGGTTCAACCCATTTATCAAAATTTATTTATGTTGTATGATAAAGCTAAAGTTGAAAAACTTATAGCAGATGGTAAAATTGAAATAGTACCTGTTTCTTTTATGAGGGGTAGAACATTCTTAGATTCATGTGTTATTGTAGATGAAGCTCAAAATGTAACTCACGATCAAATGGAAATGATTACAACCCGTTTAGGTTTAAGATCTAAAATGATGGTTTGTGGAGATGCCCACCAAACTGACCTAAAGAAAAAATCAGACTCAGGATTTAAATATCTTTATAAAGCGTCACGAAAAATTAAAAATCTTGAAGCTATAACTTTAAATTCTAACCATAGAAATGAAATTGTAGAGGATTTAAGAGACTATTACACAGATAATCCTATTTATTGATTTCGTAATATTTATACGAAAACAATACAATGTCAGCTGGAAGATATTCATTTACAATAGAACAAGGAGCAACTTTGGATTTTGAGTTAGCGTATAAAGATTCTGACAATAATCCTGTAAATTTAACAGGATACCAAGGCCGTATGCAATTACGTCCCTCTGCTGGATCTGATATTAAATACATTACATTATCAAGTAGTTTAGCTACCGATGGAACAGGTCTTAATTTTAGTGGGTCAGATGGGCTTAATCCTCCTACATCAGGAACCATAGGAATCTTTATATCTGCTAATTCTTCTTCTCAATTAGATTTTGGAGAAGCAGTATATGATTTAGAATTAGCTACAGGAAGTGAATTTCCTATAGTTACTAGATTATTAGAAGGTCAAGTTAGATTAAGCAAAAATGTAACCTTAGGTAGTTTCTAATGAACCAAGTAGTTTCCTTAGAAACCTTATCTAGAATAATAGTAACAGAAAATTGTGGAGATACAATAATTGTATCCATGATAAATACTAGTGTTACGGTAACCAAACCTAATAATATAGTAAATATAACAAACTGTGGGTCGTAATCCAATAAACATATCAGACCAAGTAAACCAAATCATTTTACAAAATCAAAATGAAAAGGTTATTGTTACAGATAATGTTTGTAATAAATCAGTTACTATTGAATTACCCCAAACAAATTTAATTGTTCAAGAAAACTATACCCAAGTAGTTACTGTAAATGAAGGAGCTACAGGTAAATCAGGTACATCTGGTACTAGTGGTACCTCTGGTACGGCTGGTACTGGGGGTACATCAGGTACCTCAGGTTCAAGCGGTACTTCAGGTACTTCAGGTACTTCAGGCACTTCAGGCTCTTCAGGTACTTCAGGTATAGATGGTTCTTCAGGTACCTCAGGTATTGATGGCTCTTCAGGTACTTCGGGTGTAAATGGCTCTTCAGGCACTAGTGGTTCTTCGGGCACAAGTGGTACCTCAGGATCATCAGGTACTTCAGGTTCATCAGGTACTAGTGGCTCATCAGGTACTAGTGGCTCTTCAGGCACCTCAGGAATTAATGGCTCTTCAGGTACTTCGGGTGTAAATGGCTCTTCAGGCACTAGTGGTTCTTCGGGCACAAGTGGTACCTCAGGATCATCAGGTACTTCAGGTTCATCAGGTACTAGTGGCTCATCAGGTACTAGTGGCTCTTCAGGCACCTCAGGAATTAATGGCTCTTCAGGTACTTCGGGTGTAAATGGCTCTTCAGGCACTAGTGGTTCTTCGGGCACAAGTGGTATCTCAGGATCATCGGGTACTTCAGGTTCATCAGGTACTAGTGGCTCATCAGGTATTAGTGGCTCTTCAGGTACCTCAGGTATTGATGGGGCTAATGTGACTAACCCAGGAGATAATAGAGTAGTTACTTCACTAGGAACACCATCAGGACTTCTTGCTGAAGAAAATATGCTATTCACAGGTACTTTACTATCAGTAAGTAGTAGTGTAGAAATAACAGGATCATCACTTAATGACATTTTTATAATAAAACTTGAAAATGGAAATGGTCAGGATGAAAAATTAAAGGTAAATAATGAAGGAGCATTAGTATTAGGTAATATGAATTCACCCCCAACAGCAGTTACGGGTGGTCTTTACTACTCAAATGGAACTTTCTTCGCAGGGACTGAATAATAACATATGTATAATCAAATTTAAAATAAAACAAAATGGCTGAATGGAAAAAAGTAATTGTATCGGGATCAGCAGCTGATTTAGCTTCCTTATCTTTAGATACAGCCTTACCTGTTGGATCAGGTGGTACAGGAGCTTCAACATTAACTGATGGGGGAGTTTTATTAGGAAGCGGAACAGGAGCCATTACAGCACTGGGTCAAGCTACAAATGGTCAATTAGTAATCGGTTCTACAGGTGCCGATCCTGTATTAGGAACTCTTACGGGTGGTTCTAATATTACAGTAACTAATACTGCCGGAGGTATCGAAATTGCAGCAACAGGATTAGGCTCAGGCACAGTAACATCTGTAGCTACATCTGGAACTGTAAATGGTTTAACTTTAACTGGTGGAACCATTACAACAACAGGTACCATTACTTTAGGTGGTACACTAGCAAATATTGCTAACTCTGCATTAACAAATTCCACAGTTTCATATGGTGGTATTCAACTATCCTTAGGAGGCTCCGATGCTACTCCAGCGTTTGATCTATCAGATGCAACAAGTCTCCCACTTGGAACTGGTACTACAGGTACTTTAGCTACAACAAGAGGTGGTACAGGTTTAACCTCATATACTACTGGAGATATTATTTACTCCTCATCAGGTAATACATTAGCTAAATTAGGAATAGGTACAGCAGGACAGGTATTAACAGTAGCAGGTGGTGTAGTATCATGGGCAACTCCAACAACTGGAGATATAACAGCTGTAACAGGAGGATCAGGTATAACAGTAACGGGTGGAACAGGACCTACACCTGCAGTGGCCGTTGATTATGTAGGTGCAAATAATATTATCCTTGAAGCACAAGATTTAGCAGGTTCAGCAATTGCGACAACTGATAAGATTATGTTTTCTGATGGAAGCAGTGATGTTAGTTTTGGAAATGTTAGTGATTTACCTTTTACCAACAACACAGGAGATGTAGAATCAGTTGCAAATGCTACTAATGGTGGTATAGAGGTAACAAATGGTGGGGGTGCTGATGTTACATTAGCAGTAGATATTAATAACTTAGGAGCAGCATCAATTGCCTCAGGAGATTTCATAGCATTCTCAGATGAAAGTGCAGCAGGTGACCCAACGAAAAAAGAATCAATTGATGATGTAGCAACTTTATTTGCAGGTACTGGTTTAACAGCAACTAGTGCTGTAATTGCAGTAGATTATGGTTCTTCAGCAGGAGATGCCGTTGAAGGTAATACTACAATTACAGTAAATGTAGCAGCGGGGGAATTAACAAGAGATGTAGGCTCTGCAGCACAAGCATTAGGTGGAGGCCCATCTTATACATTAGGATTAGCAGATACTATTTCAGGTAATAGAACATTCTCAGGAGATACTATTACAATTAATAATGATCTTATAGTACAAGGTACAGCTTCATTCCAATCAACAACTAATTTAGAAGTAGCTGACCAATTTATACTATTAAATTCTGGTTCTTCTACTGATAATTCACCTGGTGGTATTGTTATCCAACAAAATGTTCAGGATGAAGGTGTAGTATTAGGATATGATGCAGCAGCAGGAAGTAATGCAGGAAGATGGGGTACTAAAGATGGACAAAATGCTTCAGCAACTACATTTACAGCTGATGCTTATGTATCTTATGTATTAGATATTGATGCAGGTCAATCAGATATTGCTCTTTACCAGAAAAATGGTAATATAAAAGTAGATAGTGGTGATATATTCATTTACGCTTAAAATTTAAAATAAATTGTTATGGGTCTTTTAAATAAAATAAACAACACACCAACTCCTCATCCAGATAGCTTGGATAAGCAGGAAATTGAATTTATATTACGTACTATTAAAGAATCTAATTTTAAAGGAGAAGAATTAGACATCTTATATAAAATAGTAGTTAAGTTGCAAAACCAATATATTAAATTAGATAAATGACATATACCGTTGAAGAACTAAGTGTTCTTAGAGAATCTCTTAACCACATAACCATAAAAGGATCAGATGCTTTAAGAATTTCAAAATTACAAACTAAACTAGAAAAAAATATTTCAAATTTAAATTCTAAATTATCAAAAGGGACCACATCAAAGTGATCCTTTTTGTGTATTTATACCAAATTGTTGGCCCGTAAGGGAAGTGGACACCGCACAATCGATGTAACCAACCACAATAGAATTAAAATATGCCAAATTGGAAAAAAGTAATAATATCAGGTAGTAATGCTATTCTGAATGACATCACAACTACAGGTGAAATAAAAACAACCACATCTAATGGGAATATCACTCTTACCCCAGATGGGACAGGATTTCTTGAAATCAAAGGTAACCAAGCAAGTGGAGCAGATAATCCAGGCTCAATTCGTCTAAATTGTGCAGCTAATTCTCATGGAGTCACTATTAAATCTCCACCCCATTCATCAGCAGCTACTTATACTTTAACATTACCAAATGGTGATGGAACTAATGGACAAGCACTTATAACAAATGGTAGTGGGGTTTTATCTTTTACAGATGTAAGTAATAATGCTGGAACTGTAACTCAAGTTAGGATTAATGGGGGTACGGGAATTACAACTACTGGTGATACTACCATCACAACATCAGGAACTGCTACTGTAAATCTTGACGATACAGCTGTTACTGCAGGAAGTTATACGAGTGCAGATATCACCGTCGATGCACAAGGAAGAATTACAGCGGCAGCGAATGGATCAGGTGGAGGTGGTGGTGGTGTAACCTCAGTAACAGGTACAACTCCAATTTCATCTACTGGAGGTAGTACACCTGCTATATCGATCTCAGCAGCAACAACAAGTGCAGCAGGTTCTATGAGCGCTGCAGATAAAACCAAATTAGACAATATTACAAGTAATTATGAAGAGGATGAATTAAAAACAGGACAAAACATATTAATGAATTCAAGTGTATCTGTCACTTCAAATAGGATTGCAGATATAATGGGGGATGCTTTAGCTGATAAAAGTAATGCTAATAGTAAAAAACTTATAGGATTTCATTTAGGTAGTGGTGTTTGTGTTTTACAAGGAATGGTAGATGCAGTTAATTCTATTAGTGGAGCAACAGCAGGAGATCCTTTATGGTTAGGGGCGTCAGGTGCATTTAGTGCAACAGCACCTACGGCACAAAATGAATATTCAAGAATTGTAGGTTATTATGTAGGAGGAGGACAAGGAGGTGAACAACTATGTTACTTTGATCCAAGTAAAGATTGGATCCAAATAGATTAATAATGGGAGAAATTTCAGGAATATCAACAGCAGATTTAAATAATGTAGACGGATTTTTCACTACGCAAGGAGGTGGGGGTACTGTTACCCCAACCCCACAAACTGCTAGTATAGCTTCTACTCAATATTCAGATGGAACATTAACTATTTCAAATACAGGTTCATATACCCAGTTAAGTGTTTTTTGTGAAATTAAATCTGGTAGCACTTTAATAGTTCCTAATTCGTCTATGTCTTATGATAGTTCAAATGGAGTTCTAACATGGGTAGATACAGGAACCGTAGGTACCCGTACATTTTTCCTTAAAGGACAAGATTTTGGATTTGCATCAAGTTCACAAGTTACTGGAAATTATAATAGAGGAGATAATGCGAGAAAATATTGGAGATATGCATTACATGGAACTGCAGATCACACATATACTAGAAATTTAAGATATTATACAGAACTTAGCCAGGCTGGTACTTCATATCCTCCAGATATGACAAGTGCTACAGCACCTTCCCCTTATGAAGCTACCGCTAGCTATGCATACGATTCAACTTATGTAGGTTGGAAAGCATTTGATTCTAGCACAACAGGTACAGGTTGGTGGAATCTAGGAACTCACACTAATCAGTATAATGACTATCTTACACTTTATGTTGGAACTACCCCAATAGCAATAAAAAGCGCAGCTGTTAATATTAACCAAAGTTTTGATGGAGTAACTAGTATTTCTATAGTAGGGGCTAATAATGAAGCTTTTACTCAAGATGTATTAATTCTAGTTAGTAGCCAATCAAGAACTACTTCAACTGCCGAACTTAGTATAACCATTAACTAATATAAAAATGAAAGAACAATGTAAACTTATTATCTTGTCGTATGCTGATGAGGAAATGCAACGCAACGCTTCTTTAACAGGAGAAAATAAAGTATATGTTAATACTGTACTTCAATTAATACGAGATGAATACCATAGTCAAGTTGATAGTGGTGCTACTGAATTCATCCTTCCTACTAGTATAGCTGATCAATTAAATGCTATGAGACCTTGGTAAATTATTTGATTTTTTATCATATTTATAACAAAACAACATGCCCAATACTCCCATCTGGCCCGGATCATCTTCATTTTTTCCTGGGGAAACCCCTTTTGGATTTTATGATAATGATATTGATTTCCAAACTGATGCCGATAAAGTAGCTGTATTTTGTGCTCGTCGTTTAGGATATCCTTTAACAGATGTAGAACTACAAGATATTAGTTTTTATGCCGCGTTTGAAGAAGCTATAACTACCTATGGTAATGAAGTATATGCTTTTCAAGCAAGTGAAAATTATCTTTCATTAGAGGGGTCAACAACAGGTTCACTTTTAAATTATAAACTACAACAACCTAATTTAGCAGGAGTTGTTCGTTTATCTGAACAATATGGTGAAGAAGCAGGTGTTGGTGGAACTGTAAGTTGGAAAGAAGGCAGCATACCTTTAACTAAGGGTAAACAAGAATATGATATGACAGCTTGGGCAACTGGCTCAGGTATAGAAGCAGGAGATTTAGAAATTAAACAAGTATTTTATGAATCTACTCCTGCAATTACAAGATATTTTGACCCATACGCAGGTGTAGGTAGTTCAGATGTAGGAGGTTTATTAGACCAATTTGGATTTGGTAACTTCTCTCCTGGTATCAACTTTATGATGATGCCTATTAATTATGATTTACAAATTCTCCAAGCAATTGAATTTAATGATACTATTAGAAAATCTAACTTTAGCTTTGAATTAATAAATAATCAACTAAGAATATTCCCAATTCCAAGTAAAACCGGAGATAAATTATTTTTTAAATATATCTTAAAATCAGACAGAAACGAACCTGTAGTATCTGGTAGTATGGGAGTAGGAGTAGTAACAGATATTTCAACAGTACCTTATACTAACCCTACTTACTCATATATTAATTCTATTGGACGACAATGGATATTTGAATACACTTTAGCTTTATCTAAAGAAATGCTAGGGTATGTTAGAGGAAAATACACAACAGTGCCAATCCCAGGAGCTGAAGTTACTCTTAATCAATCAGATTTAATAACATCTGCTAATGAAGGTAAAGTTGCATTAATTGAAAGATTAAGGGCATACTTAGAAGAAACATCAAGAAATAAGTTATTAGAAAAGAAAGCAGCAAATGCAGAGTTTATACAAAAGGATCTTAGTGCAGCACCCTGGACAATCTTTATAGGCTAATGGCATTTTTTGGAAGACAAAGAGATATAAATTTATTTACAACTGTCAATAGAGAGTTGTTAGGGAATATTGTAACCCAAGAATGCGCTTTTTACAAATATAATTTAAACCAAACTACTATAAACATATATGGTGAATCGGCTGAAGACAAATATTATGATGGTCCTACATTATTTAATTGCCTAATAGAAAGACAACCTCAATCTCAACCTATAGATGATATGGGCCTCCCAGATTTTGAATGGCCTCTTACATTTAGATTTTTACGTGAAGACTTACAGGATGCTAATGTAGTACCTGAAGTAGGAGACATAATTTTATATTATGGTGGTTATTATGAAGTAGAAAACACTAATGCTAATCAATTCATTGTAGGTAAAGACCCAGACTTCCCTTATAATGTCAACCCACTTAACCCAGGATTAGAGATATTTGGATCTAATTTCTCTATAATTTGTGAAACACATTATGTTCCTGGAGATAAACCGGGTATTAAAAGAGTAAGATTATAATGGCTACTAAAGGAAGAATACCAACACCAAAAACTCAAGCAGAAATTGCTAATGGGTTAATTGAACCCTTTGATACAACAAGAGGTAACCCAAACCAATCTCAGGAACTTAACAGGGGAAACAAAAATTCCCTTAGAGATGATACCTCAAAACCATTTTCAGTAGGCATTAAAGACATAGATGAGTCTATAATGTATTACTTTGTAAATGTAATTAAACCTTTTGTAGTACAAAATGGACAACGAATAGAAGTTCCCCTTGTTTATGGTTCTCCTGAAAGATGGAAAACTGTACAACGTGATGGATATATGAGAGATCAAAGGGGTAAACTTATGTCTCCTATTATTATGTTTAAACGTAATACCTTAACCCCTATAAAAGGTTTATACAATAAATTGGATGCTAACCATCCTGTTAATGTAGCTTATACTCAAACTTCATATAATAGACAAAACTCCTACGATAAATTTAATATTTTAAATAATAGGGTTCCTGTTAAAGAATTTAATACTGTAGTAGTACCTAATTATGTAAACATTACTTACAGTTGTATAGCTTATACTTACTATGTAGAACAATTAAATAAAATTGTTGAAGCTATGAATTATGCTGCTGATTCTTATTGGGGAAATCCTGAAAGATTTAAATTTAAAGCAGATATAGATTCATTTACTACAATAACTGAAGTAAGTGCTGGTAAAGAACGTACAGTTAGAGCATCATTTGATATAAATTTAAAAGGATACATCATACCAGATATTCCACAAAAAGATCTTACGGTAGATAAAAAACGCTTTAGCTACTCTCAGATTGTTATCCAACAAGAAACTACAGCTAATTTAAATGATCTTAACGAAACCCAAATAAATAAACCTATTGATACTCGAAACCCTCAAAACACTGACACAAATATTTTTATCTAATGTTTTTTTAGAAAAAAGTTGATATTTATGACAAATGGTTTTAATCAAAAATTTAAATATTTATCAAAAATGAGTGAACAAATTAAGTTATCCCAAGAAGAACTAGATTCTATTAAGCAGTTACAAAACCAGCAACAGACTCTTATTGGCCAGTTTGGTCAAATAGAATACCAAGTACAGTTGTTGGAGTTACAAAAAGACCGATTAGTGGAAACTATGGGTGAGTTGCAAAAAGAAGAAACAAAAATTGGACAAGAACTAACACAAAAATATGGAAACGGAACTGTCGATTTAGAGTCAGGAACGTTTTCAAAAACGGAATAAAATATTTTAACAATATATCAAAATGGCAGAACAAATAGTATCACCTGGAGTATTTACAAGAGAAAACGACCAGTCATTCATAACCCAACAACCTGTAGAAGTAGGAGCCGCAATTGTAGGTCCTGCTGTTAAAGGTCCTGTTGAAATCCCTACTTTAGTCACTTCATATAGTGAATATGTGAATAAATTTGGTTCTACTTTTGTAAGTGGAGGTAGAGTTTATTCTTACTTAACGGGTAACTCAGCATATAACTACTTCCAAAATGGTGGTAATACTTTACTAGTAACAAGAGTTACAACAGGTTCATTTACACCTGCTACTGCTTCTATTGCTAATGGAACCACAGTTGGAGACATATCAACTGCAAATTCAATTTCATCTTCTCTTTCAGGAATTAATAATGATTATAATGCTGGTACTTTAACTGCTATCACAGCATCTTCTACAGATGGATCAGGTATTAATGCCACATTTAATTTTACCTTTGCAGGTGGAGCAGGTGCTTCTGGAGTTACAGCCGCTACTGCAGCTGCTGGAGGAAGTGGTTATGCTATTGGAGATACGGTCACGTTCCTTGCTGCTGAATTAAATGATGCTATAGGAAGCGGTACAGGTACTGGAAACTTAGTATTAACTTTAGTTGCTGCTGATATTGCTGATAACCCACCAAGTACAGCTGCTTTTAAACTAAAAACTATTTCTGAAGGTACTATTATGAATAGTAATGGTACTTTAGGAAGTGATGGCCAATTATCAACAGGTACTGCTGACAATGTTAGATGGGAAATCTCATTTGCAGATACAGGATCAGGCACATTTAATCTTTTGATTAGACAAGGTAATGACCTAACTAATGATAAAATTGTATTAGAAACATACGCAGGTGTATCACTCGATCCTTTCCAAGACAATTACATTGCTAAAGTAATAGGTGATCAAAAGCAAACTTTAGTTTCAGATGCTGATGGAAACAAGTATCTTGAAATAACAGGATCATATGCTAATAAGAGTAATTATGTTTATGTAGATGAAGTATCATCCCCAACTCCAAATTTCTTTAATAATGTTGGTAATGCTGCTAGTGATGCTTATAAAGAATCCATCCCAGTTGTAGCAAGTGGTTCATTTGCAGGTGCTATAGGAGCACTTACTGGATCAGAAGCAGCTTTATTTAATGAAAAAATTGATACTAATACTCAAGGTTTAAGAGCCGAAGATTATAGTGATGTGTTTAGTTTGTTAACTAACAATGATGAGTACCAATACAACGTAATCACTGCTCCTGGATTGATCCACGGTGTATCAGCACATACTGGCGTATTAAACACATTAATATCTAATACTCAAAACAGAGGTGATGCTATTGCAGTAGTAGATCTTAGTAAATATAATGCTACTATAACTAGCACTACTAATCAAGCATCTGCCATTAATTCAAGCTACGCAGCTTCATACTGGCCTTGGTGTCAAATTATTAATCCTGACACAGGAAAGCAAAACTGGGTACCAGCTTCAACATTAATTCCAGGTGTCTTTGCCTTTACAGACAATGCAGCTGAACCATGGTTCGCACCTGCAGGTATTAATAGAGGTGGATTAGATACAGTAATCAGACCAGAAAGAAAATTACAAAGATCTCAACGAGATACTTTATATGAAAGTAATGTTAACCCAATTGCTAATTTCCCTGCAACAGGAACAGTAGTATTTGGTCAAAAGACACTACAAAAGAAAGCATCAGCACTTGATCGTGTAAATGTTAGAAGGTTATTAATTGCACTTAAGAGCTACATTGGACAAGTTGCTAACAACTTAGTATTTGAACAAAATACAGCAGCTACAAGAAATAATTTCTTAGCCCAAGTAAACCCATACATGGAAAGTGTACAACAAAGACAAGGTGTTTACGCCTTTAAGGTAGTAATGGACGCTTCAAACAACACTCCTGATGTAATCGATAGAAATCAGATGGTAGGCCAGATTTTCTTACAGCCAACTAGAACAGCGGAATTCATAATTCTCGATTTCAACGTATTGCCAACAGGAGCTGAGTTCCCAGCATAATAGAAATTAGAAATTGTAATATTTATAATAAAACACGACAATGGCAGTATTAGATCCAAACGAAATATTTTTCACCCCATTTGAACCAAAACAAAAGAATAGATTTGTTTTGTATGTAGATGGATTCCCCGCTTACCTTATCAAAGGATTAGGAGCAGTAAAAGTCACACAAGGAACAGTTGAATTAAATCACATTAATGTTCAAAGATTTGTAAAAGGCAAAACTAAATGGGACCCTATAGCATTAACATTATTTGATGCTATTACACCTTCTGGTGCACAAGCAGTAATGGAATGGGTAAGACTTCATCACGAATCAGTAACCGGTAGAGATGGTTATTCTGATTTCTACAAAAAGGATATGACAGTAAATGTTTTAGGCCCTGTAGGTGATGTAGTTTCAGAATGGATTATTAAAGGTGCTTTAATAACTGATGCGTCATTTGGTGATTATGGTTACGATGATGAGGGTATTGTTGAAATTTCAATGACAGTACAACCTGATTATTGTGTGTTGAATTTCTAATACAAGCCAAATATTATAAAAGAAAGGCGTACTTCGGTACGTCTTTTTTGTTCTATTATATATTTATATCAAACAATTAAAAGTTATTATAAATGAGTGAATTTAGTTTACCTACCGAAATGGTAGAATTACCTTCAAAAGGTTTAGTTTATCCTGAAGGTCATCCTTTAAGAGAAGGAAAAGTTGAAATTAAATATATGACTGCTAAAGAAGAAGATATACTTACAAATCAATCTTACATAGAAAAAGGCACTGTATTAGATAAACTTCTTGAATCTGTGATGGTTAGTAAAATTAACATTAAAGATTTAATTGTAGGAGATAAAAATGCTGTGTTAATTGCCACTCGTATTTTAGGATATGGTAAAGACTACTCATTTTCATATATGGGTGAATCTCATAACATTGATTTATCAACACTAGAAAATAAAGAAATTGACCAATCCCAACTTTCTGAAGGTAATAAATTCTCTTACACATTACCCCATAGTGAGATAGATATTACTTTTAAAATTCTAGATGGACACGATGAAATAAAAATCGAAAAAGAGATACAAGGTTTAAAAAAACTTAATAAAAATGCTTCTCCTGAATTATCTACTAGATTAAAATATATTATAACATCTATAAATGGAGATACTGAAAAGAAAACAATCAGAGATTTTGTAGAAAATGGTTTATTAGCTAGAGATTCTAGATCATTAAGAAGTTATATCAAAAAAACCCAACCAGATGTAGATTTAAACTACATCACAGATAGTAATGAGGAGATTACAATCCCTATTGGGATTAGCTTTTTTTGGCCTGACTATTAATATTATTTCTCAAGCAAGACATAGTGTATTTAAACAAATCCATGAAATAGTATTTCATGGTAAAGGGGGGTATTCTTGGAATGATGTCTATAATATGCCTATTTGGTTAAGGAGATTTACTTTTAAAGAAATTCAAGAATTTTATGATAAAGAACAAGAATCATACAAAAAAGCTAACCAAAAAGGAACTAGCACATTAATTGATTCATCGGGTAAAGTAAATAAACCCCAATTTGCAAATGCCTCTCCTAAAAGACCTTCATTCAAAGCCTGACTCTAATAAAAGTTAATTCCTTCAATATTTATTAGTATGGCTACCCCCCAAGAAATTCAAAGGCTATTAGATGAAATTCAAAATCAATATAATAGATTAGGAGAAACAAACCCTTTTGCTAATTTTGATACTTCTAATATTACAGATGTAGCTTCTACTATTCAACAGTTAGAAGTATCTCTTCAAGGTGCCCGAAACCAAGTAGACGAAATGAACTCGGATATAGGTGGTCTTGTAAATGGTTTTCAATCCGTAGTTGACTCTATAAAAAATCAAAACAGTGGCTTAGGCCTTTCTACTAAAGCATTAAGTGGAATGCAAAGCATTGCTCAAAAGATTTCTTATGACCAACAAGGTATAACTAAATTAAATATAAAACAACTTAAACAAGCCCAAGATCAATTTAATCAAAGAAAAGCAGACTTAGGGTTAAGTAAAGAACTTCTAGCAACCGAAATTAATGATTTAAAAGCAAAACAACAATCAGAGGGTTTATCTGCAAGAGAAACACAACAACTAGCTAAAAATGAAGATGCTCTACAAAAGGTTACTGAACAATTAGTAGAACAAATATCTTACCAAAACGAATTAGAAACTAAAATAAAATCTAGAATAAAGCAAGAAGAAAAAATTAATGAATCTTTAGGATTAGGAGGAGCTATATTAGGTTCTATGGAAGGGGCTTTAAATAAGCTAGGTATGGGGGGTCTTGCTGGTAAGCTTGGTTTTAGTGAAGCTCAAGAAGAAATGAGAGCTCTTGCTGAAGAAATGGAAGAGGGAGGTGAATTAACAGGAAGTTTTGCAAATAAAGCTAAAATATTAAAAAAAGGTTTTAGCAGTATGGGAGGGAGTTTGTTAAAGAATCTTAAAGATCCTTTATCAATTGGTTTAATGATTGTAAATCAACTAGTAGATGCTTTAGGTAAAGTTGATAAACTGACAGGAGAAACTGCTAAAAATCTAGGTATGAGTTACAAAGAAGCCAATGCTATGGTTTCTGATATGAATGATATAGCTAACCTTTCAGGTGACGCTCACGTTAATACTGAAGGTTTAGTACAAGCCCAATTAGAATTAAGTAAAGCATTAGGAACTAATGTTATGCTTAATAAAGAATTATTAGTTGACTTCACTAAGTTAACAACACAAGCAGGTTATTCTGTTGAAACTATGACAGCATTAGGTAAAATCACCCAATCTACAGGAGGGGATTTATCTGATAATACTGCTGAAATATTAGGTACGGCAAAAGCTTTTAATGCTACTAATAAATTAGCTTTAAATGAAAAAGAAATTGTTGCTGAAGTAGCTAAAACAAGTGCTGCTACTGTATTAACATTTGGAAGAAGCGCTGATGCATTAACTAAAAATGTTATGCAAGCTAAGAAATTTGGTTTAAATCTTGAACAAGCTGCAAATATTTCCTCTAACTTGCTTGATTTCCAATCCTCAATAGAGAATGAAATGTCAGCTGAGTTGTTAACAGGTAAAAGTTTAAATTTTGAAAATGCTCGAATGCTTGCTTTACAAGGTAAAACAGGTGAAGCAGCTGCTGAAGTTGCTAAACAATTAGGGAGTGCCAAAGATTTTGGAAAAATGAATGTTATTCAACAGGAAGCCTTAGCAACAGCTGCTGGTATGACTAGAGATGAATTAGCATCCTCATTAATTGAAAGAGAAGCTTTAGCTAAAGTAGGAATGGCAGATTTAAGTTCTCAGCAAGCTTATAATGAGCTCAAAAAACAAGGACTATCAGATGATGAAATAGCTAAACAATTAGGTAATGAAACTTTAGCAAACCAAATGAAGTCAGAATCTGCCCAAGCACGGATGGTTGCTGTTACCCAAAAATTACAAGAAGTATTTGTTAGCATAGCTACACCTATATTAGCAATGGTTGATCCCTTAATAAATTTAGTCATTACTGTACTTCCTGCTGTTAATATGTTGTTACAACCTATAATGTTTGCATTTAAAGCAATCTCCTCAGCTATCTCCTTTATGGTAGATGGAATTACTAAGTCTATCCCTCTAATGGCAGCTTTAGGAGTAGCAGCTTATGCTTATCTAGCTACAACACAAAAGATATTAGTATTAAGAACTGCGATTACTGCTAAACAAAAGGCTGAATCTATTCTCGAAAGTATTAAAAATACTAGAGCGGCAGCAGGTTTAGCTATATCTAAAACTGTAGAGGCAATAAAAACTAAGGGCCTAATAAAAACTATAGCAAACGCCGCTATGACTGCTTTCTCCTCCGTAGCCAAAATCCCATTTATAGGCCCCGTCTTAGGTATTGCAGCAGCGGCAGCAACCGCAGCTTTAGGATATAAATACTTATCTAAAGGAGATGACGTAATGTCCCCAGGATATGGAAAACGTATTCTATCAGCACCTGAAGGTACATTTGCTTTAAATGATAAAGATACAGTTGTAGCAGGAACAGATTTAGATCAAGGGTCTAGTCAACCTACATCCTCTCCATCCATCAACTTAACACCTTTAGTAGAACAAATGAATGCTATGAATGCTACGTTAAATGCTATTTTAAATAAAGAAGGCACGGTTATGTTAGACAGTACAAAAGTAGGAACCGCTTTATCAGTAGGATCTTATAAATTACAATAATTTTTAATATTTATAACAAAATAACAACTATGTCAATTTTAAATTCTTTCACTGCCAACGGATCTATTCTCTCAAATTTGAATGGTCAACAAGGCCCCCAACCAGACTTTGCACAATCTAAATTACATGATGAATATTCTATAAATGGCGATCCATTTGTAAAACAACAACCATCACCTTCTACACTAAGCCTTAAAGGTATTACCCCTCCAGGAGCTTACAAAGATAATGCTCCTGAAGGTCGATCATTCTAATAGATGCCTTTAGTAGACCTCAAAACTAATCTAAAATCCCTAAAATATGGGAATGACAGGTTAGGTAATGGAAGTAGTAGAGAACCCTTTATTACCGAACCTATACCTGAAGGGGATACCCCTGGGGCTTCTACAGACTTTCTTCTTAGGCAAGGAGCTATTAAAAATAGTGGTCAAGATGTTTCAAGATTAACACAACTTCTTTTTTCAACTACTAGAGGATTTTTATTTACTACAGGTAATAATCTTCTTTCTAGGACATCTATAAAAACAGAAGCTACATTAGGACCTGCCTATGCTGGAGGAGCTATTAATCAAGGGGTTTATTCACCTACTTCTACAATAGCTCAATCATTAGCAGGTTTTTCAGGTACTCATTTAAATTTATTAGGAATTAATCCTAATTCACCTACAGCAGGAGTTGTTGAAGGAGATTTATTCCCTGATGGAGGTCTTATTAGATATGAACAAGTCGCTAGAGATTTTAATAATCAAGAAGGAGATAGTAGTAATAACAGATTAGTATCCTTATATGACACTAAAATTTCAGGTCTTACTCCTACTCCTAAAAATTCTTTAGTTGCTTCTAGCCCACTTAATATACTATCCTATAGCGGAGGTCCTGGATCTATATTAGGAATAGGTAATACTATTACAAAAAGAACAACTAATACTACAGGTATAAATGAATATGGTTTTACTGTTAAAGATTTTTTACAAACATCTTTTACTAGAGTATCTTTAGCCAAAACTTATTTTAACGATAATTATTCTTCTCTTCTTAAAATAACAGATTCACTTGTTGATCCAACTGGAATAAATATTTTACCTGAAATAACCTCAGGCTCATACAATTCTGAAGAAAATTTTCCTCGAGGTGTAGTCAGTAATAATGAAATTGTAACACTTAAGACGGCATATGAAAAACCTAATGGAAGTGCCCTTGAATATACTATGCCCGGGGAAAAACGTATATATAAATCCAATCCCAATTTTCAACGCAATAGGTATGGAAATCCTGGGCTAGCAATAGGTAAAAAACAGTACACTTATACTGGTGATAAATTTAATGCTACCAATACTGATAAGCTAAATACTTCTACAGTAAATGAAAAGCCTGATAATGATCAATTATTTAAATTTTATTTAAATTTAGTTGACCCTCAATCTCCTGGAGCAAATAATTATTTATATTGGCAAGCATATGTTGACAATTTTAATGATCAAGTAGGAGCTAACTATGATGAATTTACTTACACAGGTAGAGGTTATCCTTCATTTCGCTATAAAGGATTTACTAGGGCAATTAATTTAGACTTTACTATTGTAGCTACATCACCTGATCAAATAGTTCCTATTTATAAAAAATTAAATACATTAATTCAAAATTTGGCCCCAAACTATAGTAGTACTGGTTATATACGTGGTAATTTTGTTAAATTAACATTTGGAGATTATCTTACTAACGTCCCCGGAATCATTAAGGGTTTTTCAATAAACCCAATATTTGACGCTGGTTTTGATATAGGAGGAACAGAAGAAGAAACATTAAAAAATATTACATCCGGGAAACAATTACCAAAAGCATTAAAAATAAGTGGATTTAACTTTGTCCCAATTGCTAGTAATGATAATAAATTAGTAAGTAGTGATAGTCAATTTTTTGGAGGAAAGGATAACCTTTTAAGTAAAGATAATGGATAGATATAACAACATACCCATACTTCGTACTCCTGCTGGAAAAAGATATAGGGCTAATACTAAATATCCTGAAATTCCTTTTAACAATAATGACATATACGTTATAGCAGAACAAGGAGATAGGTTTGACTTATTAGCTTTTCAATATTATGGAGACACAAGTTTGTGGTGGATAATCCCAGCAGCAAACCCTCGTTTTAAACCAAACAGCATCTACCCAGAACGAGGACACCAAATAAGAATCCCTGCTAATGTGTCAGGTATTATAGAAGCGTATAATGTTTTAAATCAATAAGTTATGGGAAAAGTTGTAGGAGAAAATTTTAATGATTTTGTAAAAAATCAAATCAATATTAGACAAAAAAAACTAGGCATTACGGAATATGATGATGATCTTCTTACATTTACTACAAGTAAAGATAGTTACATAAGACTTTCTTCAGCAGTAGATATTTCTCAAGAAAAACTTGCAACATTAAATATTTCACCTTTATTAAAATTTCCTAAAGGTAATTCTTTAGCTGAAAGTTATGTTTTATTTGGGGGTGCTAATAATGTTACTAAATCTTCTAAACCTAAAGGAGGCCTTATAAATACTTACACTGATTCAATACTAGCTAATGCTTCATATGGGTTTGATTCATCGAAGGAATATGGGCTTGTTCCTTTACCTGGAGTAACTTCTTTTAACATTAAGCCTAAAAATAATGGTTCTATAGTAGAAGGTGAAATTAAAATTAAATGTTACAACATTCAACAATTTAATCATATTGAATCCCTTTATTTAAGATTAGGATACACTTTATTATTAGAATGGGGGCATACTGTATATTTTAACAATAAGGGAACATTAGAAACCCAACTTACAGATAACACTGATACGGTACTAAAATCTTTTTTAGGGATGCCTATAGAAAAAATAATTGGAGAAAGAAAGCTTGTAGGACCCCAACCCCAAAATTATACCCCATCCCCAGACCCACAAACTACTATTTTAAACCTTATAAAAGAGGCACGTAAAAAATCATCTGGCAATTATGATGCTATAATAGGTCGAGTAAAAAATTATGAATGGACTGTAACCCCTACAGGAGAATATGAAATTTCTATCTCAGTCCTCTCCCCAGGAAGTATAGTAGAATCTTTATCAATTTCAACTGTTCTTCCAAATAAAAAATTAAAAAATAAAGATGCATCCGCAGTAGAACCTATAGATCCTATAGAATCTACAAGTATAGGAAAAATTTTATCAAGTTTTAGAAAAGTATTAAGTGAAGATAGGTCTGCACTTGGAAGACTTTATAATTTCGTCATTGGTAATGGTGCAAACCCTATATCAGAATTAGGAGAATTAATTGAAGTAAGGAAAACAAATCCAATAAAATACCAATATTTTTATACTACTGAAGCCCTTACAAATAGTACCATTGCTGATCTTACTGGTTTAGAAGTAACGCCTTTTCTTTCACCCCCTGATCAAAGTTCTATACCTAAAAGGGAAATACTTAGAATTGATCCTAGTGATCTTGAACCTAAAGAAGAAGAGGGAACATCTAGTAGCTTATATTATATAAAATTTGGAGCTTTATTAAGAATAATACAAAATTTTCTTTTATTATATAATACTTCTCAAAAAAATGCCCCTATAGTAGCAATTGATTATAGTTATGATGATAATAAATGTTTCCTCCCTTCAGAAAACATATTTTCATCTGACCCCCGGGTTTGTATTATCCCTTCTCGCTTTTCAGGAACACGTCAAAAAAAAGGTTTTATGAAAACTCCATTTAATCTTGATATTTTTAATGAAGCATTAGGAACTGATTTTCAAAATGTAGATACTTATAGTTATAATTTTATGCATATTTTTTTAAGTATAGATAATCTTTATTCTATTCTTAAAAATAATATAAATAGCTCTGGAGATCTTGCTTTAATAGATTTTTTGACAGCTATATGTACTGGAATTAATACTTCTTTATCTAACACAACTGAATTTTCTCCCTTTTTAGATACTGATACTAACATACTTCACATAGTTAATAAAAGAAATTCATCTCCTATTATTGAAGATCAAGAACCTCCTTCTAAATTTCAAATTGGCTTTCTCCATAATAATGGTAAGCAAGGTTTAATAGGTATTGAAAATGGTAGTTTTGTAAAAGATGTATCTATTAAATCAACTATCCCCCCTAATTTTGCAACTCAAATTTCAATAGGAGCTCAAGCAAATAAAACAACAACTGAACCTAATGCTTTTTCTAACTGGAATGTAGGATACACTGATAGAATCTTTTTAGATAAACAATCCTCAGGGTCTCCAAAAACAAAAGCCGAAGAAACTGAAGAAGAAAACATTGAAGAAAAATTTGAAAATACTACAAGTAATACTATAGAAGCTGCATATCTTTACTCCCGCTTTGATTTTAATGAAGATTTATTTAAATTATCAACTGATGTAACTCAATTTTTTAAAATTGAAACTTCTAAAAGTATACAAAAAGACGAAAAACTTACAGCTCCTCTTATGATTCCTATTTCTTTATCCCTTACACTAGACGGACTTTCGGGAATGAAAATATTTCAAAAATATACTATTACTGATGATTTTTTACCTCAAAGTTATAGAGATAATATTGAATTTGTTATTAAAGGTATAAGTCATACTATTGATAGTAATGGGTGGATAACAAACCTTGAAGGACAATTTATGCCTAAATCAAAAAACAAATAATTCTTAATCTATATTTATTGGCATGCCATATATTCCTAAAAGTAGAATACAACCTAATTTATATACTGCTGGGAAAGACTATGTAATCCAATCTACTTTAGAACCCTACACAGGATATTATTATAAAATTTATACGGGTCAAATTTTTACAGGTAAAAATCCTGATGATAAACCTAATTTTCCCTTAATCCCCCCTCCTAACCAACCAGTCCAGTCAAATCAAACTCAAGTTTTTATTAAAGATAATTTTGCAAATGAAAACTATAAAGCTTTAAAAGGAATTGTTGGAAATAATTTAAGAAATAATCCTCAATTATTTTTCACTCAACCTACTGAATCCGATTATCAATTAGGTGAATTTAGAAGATATTTCTGTAAAAAGAAAAATGAATTTATATACATCGAAATATCTAAATCAGACTACGATAATCTAGCCCAGAAAAACCCAACAATTAATTTCCAAATGTGGGATCCTTTTAATATTTCTTGGACGTTAACTGGAGAAGAAAAACAAGTTTATTATATTAACCGTAATATAGTCCTTTTAAAGGAAAAAAATGAAAAGTATTACGGTTTAGGGAAATATCTTCAAGAAAAGTATTTAAGGTACTATAAGCCTTGAATATTTATAACGAAGAACCACTAGTTTATGGCACAAAAATTTATTATAGACAGAAACTTAGGAGCATTTTGCATTCCTTACAAATTATCAAGTACCTCTACGGTACCTGTTTCTGGAAGAATAAGTTTATATAACAGCCTAAAAGTATCAAACGTTAATAGAATTGATATAAACAAATCAGATCTATCTCAAAACGACTTATCGAATTATTTAATTACTAGCAATAAGGGCACTATAACACTATATAGTAAAGAATTCCCTACTAGCTATGCAATATTTGCTTACACATCTATAGTAAATAATCCTAAATATGTAACTTTTATACTTACACCTGGGTCAATTGCTAAATCCGAAAATATCCCATTTTCATTAGAGGAGGAAATATGTTTGTTATTAGATTATAACGATGGAACAGGTGGAACAGGTGGAACAGGTGGAACCGCAGGAACATCAGGCACAAGTGGCACCTCAGGAGAAGGCACTTCGGGTACTAGTGGTACTTCAGGAGAAGGCACTTCGGGTACTAGTGGTACTTCAGGTTCTTCAGGTACTTCAGGCTCTTCAGGCACTTCAGGTTCCTCAGGCACTTCAGGATCAAGCGGCACTTCAGGATCAAGCGGCACTTCCGGATCAAGCGGTTCTTCAGGTACCTCAGGTGTAGGTGGTGTAACTACAGCAGGTACTAATGTAACAGTAACGGGTCAAGGAACCCAAGCAGATCCTTATGTTGTTAATGCTTCATCTTTAGCTTCTGGTTCTTCTGGTACATCTGGATCTTCAGGTTCATCAGGCACTTCGGGTGTAGGTACAGATGGTTCATCAGGTACTTCAGGAAATGACGGCTCATCAGGTACTAGTGGATCATCAGGTTCTTCAGGTACTTCAGGAGATGATGGTTCATCAGGTACCTCAGGTTCTAGTGGTTCAAGTGGTACTTCAGGAGATGATGGCTCTTCAGGTACTTCGGGATCAAGTGGTTCTTCAGGTACTTCAGGATCATCAGGATCTAGTGGTACTTCAGGAGATGACGGCTCATCAGGTACTAGTGGTTCTTCAGGTTCTTCAGGTACTTCAGGGGACGATGGCTCATCAGGTACCTCAGGTTCTAGTGGTTCAAGCGGTACCTCAGGAGATGATGGTTCTTCAGGTACTTCAGGATCAAGCGGCTCTTCAGGTACTTCAGGATCAAGTGGTTCTTCAGGCACTTCAGGTTCATCAGGTTCTTCAGGTACTTCAGGATCATCAGGATCTAGTGGTACTTCAGGTGAAGATGGTTCATCAGGTACTAGTGGATCATCAGGTTCTTCAGGTACTTCAGGATCATCAGGTTCAAGCGGTACTTCAGGAGATGATGGTTCTTCAGGTACCTCGGGAGATGACGGCTCATCAGGTACTAGTGGTTCTTCAGGTTTAGATGGAGCAACAGGCACTTCAGGCTCTTCAGGTACTTCAGGAAACGAGGGTTCATCAGGTACTAGTGGAAGTTCAGGAAGTAGTGGAACAAGTGGAAGTAGTGGTAGTTCGGGAACATCTGGTTCTTCGGGATCAAGTGGAACTAGTGGGAATGATGGCTCATCTGGAACATCTGGTAGTTCGGGTACATCAGGTTCTTCGGGGTCAAGTGGTACTTCAGGATCAAGCGGCTCTTCAGGTACTTCAGGATCAAGTGGTTCTTCAGGTACTTCAGGAGATGATGGTTCTTCAGGCACTTCAGGTTCATCAGGTTCTTCAGGTACTTCAGGATCAAGCGGTTCTTCAGGCACCTCAGGAGATGATGGTTCGTCAGGTACTAGTGGTTCTTCAGGTTCTTCAGGTACTTCAGGATCAAGTGGTTCTTCAGGTACTTCAGGAGATGATGGTTCTTCAGGTACTTCAGGAGATGATGGTTCTTCAGGCACTTCAGGTTCATCAGGTTCTTCAGGTACTTCAGGATCATCAGGATCTAGTGGTACTTCAGGTTCTTCAGGTACTTCAGGAGATGATGGCTCTTCAGGTACTTC